AGTCAGCGGTATATTCTGGTTCACTGGCCCTCATCCACCATGCATTGGGTTCTTGGTTCATCATGTTTTATTATCCATTGTAGAGCATCTTTAAGTTCTTTATATACGGGTGAAGCAGGTTGGTTCTCTATTGTCGCCCATTGGTACAAGGTTGTTTCACCGACCCACCAAGTGTTGGCGGTTGTGTCCCACTTAGCGGATCTTTCTTGTATCTGGTGTAGTATCATTGATATGGAAATTCAGCTCTCGTTCATTGACCACTACACGATTGGAAAGGTCTTGGATTTTCTTATTAAGACGGACTATTTTAATGAAGCAGAGTATCAATAGTGCCACCACAATGGTAAATGAGGCGCCCCACCCTACGATTAGGCCGTATGTCCAGTACCAAAGGCTATCAATGGCATTATTCAGTAGTGTTAGTGGGTTCATCAGGCACCTGTGGTATCGGAGGTTTTTTCATTGTTTCATTGATAATATCGGTGATGGATTTACTTGGTCTACGGATGGATTGATTAGGTTTCATCCAATCGGGCAATGGTTCAATATCATCAGGTTCACCCCAAAAATTAGAATTCATATTTCTCACATTGTTTTGTTACTACTTCAACATGGGCATGGTTTCGACCTGCATCAAAGCCAAATGCATATGCAAAGCAGAATATCAGTAGGTATACAATCCAGTTCATTCTATATTATTCTTTATATCTGTCCAAAGGTTGGGTTCACAAGGTTTTAATTCAGGAAATAGTTCTAATTGTTCCATTGGTCTTAATCTTTCAGGCGGCACTTCACCATACCCAACCGACCTTGACCATTCTTCAGCAGAGTAATAGTAAGATTTATCAATCGTCATTTTGTTTTGCCCTCTTTTCTTGGATGGTTTCTTCACCCCATATTTTACGAGGTGAAGCACACATAACACAATTTGGTTGCCCACAATCTAATGCGTGGTGCTTGGCGAACATATGTGGATTGTCAACCGGCACACCATGGGACTTTGCTATCTTCACCTGCTTCTGTATTGCGTTTTGATCCTTCAACAACCTTTTACTATGCTTAAACTTCGCTTCTTCGTGGCTCATGTTTAACCTTTTCTAAATGACTGAACAATAGTTTTAGTAAATGCCATGATACGGGCATTTGCCTTTCTAAACTCTGCAACCTCCTGTAATAGTTTATGATATTCGTTAGTATTCACTACGGTAAAATCATTCTGTGGTGCCATAGCAGCATCTTCATAACCTGGATGGTATGGTGCCTCTGCAACCAAATCTTCTTCTAGGCCTGTTGCACTTGAAGGTGTTACGCAAGAAAGGCCTGGATCATAAGCGGTCTTTCTATCGTCAGATGTAAATGTGGTCATTCGTAATATCCTTTTGATACAAAAAAATTCTTTACTTTTTCTTCGGCCTCTTGCTGTGATTCTGCCAATAATCTTACACTTGCCACTTGGTTTCTATCAACCCGTAGGTTAAATGGTATTGGACTGCCATCAAACATCACTTCAGGTGGTATATCTATAATCACCTCAAACTCTTTTAGGTTCTTAATGCGGTCAATTACATTCTTCGCATCCATTAATATTTTCCTTGTAGAATAATTGGCTTAGGTGTTTCTCGTGTAGTGAAGTCTTTTGTTACCCATAGTAACATTGTAAGTATGAATAAAAATGTGCCTAGTAGCACCAGATATTTCTCACCACGATACAGGCCATTATACCATACCTTTATTTTATTTGCAAGAATTGGATCAATCATTAGTGAATATTTACCTTTGGTGGGTCAGCAAGATATGGCTTATCGGCAATTGCATTGAGCAGGTTGCGAAAGTCTTTTTGAGTTTGTAATTCGTTATTGAGAAGAATTAAACGGGCAAGAATAACTGCCGATAATTCAAGTGCAGGGATTTGGTATTCAACGGCAAGGGTTGAAAGGAACTCATCTACTTTTTTTGATATTGTAAGTAATTCTTCATCGGTAACCATAATATATCTCCTTTATCAACCATTATACAATAACAATAATTATTTAGAGGCAATAAAAAACCCACCTGAGGGTGGGTTAGTTAGGCTTCAATCGGCATCTGTGGGTTTTGTTCACATACAAAATTGATATAGTCCACAGCATCTTCTTCACTAGTGAAATAACGAACAATGGTTTGTCCTGTGAAGCAAGATGTAAAGACGAGCAATATATTGTCCTCACGATAAACTGAGAACTTTATTGCCCATCCATTACGAACAACCGGGCTAAAACTCCGTGAGTTATTTCTTATGTCCAACATTAGCAAAACTCTTGAGGGTGCCAGTTTGAATGATTTCTTTTGCATTTTCTGTTACTGTATCTACTACTTCCTTTGCTTTATCTAGGTATGTAGTGGATTCTTTACCTGCAAATGAACCAATGGCATCAAAGGTTGCTACTGTTGCCTTATACTGTGCGTCAATTAAGGCTACAGTAAAGTCTTGGCTTTTCTTGGTATATTCTTTCACATCTTTTGCAACAGCGTATGTAGCAAATTGGTCAGCGAAATACTTGGTGGTTTCTTGAATGGTGTTTAGGTTAAACATGGTAATATCCTTAGTGATTAATAGTTGAATGAATTATGACGCTCAAATTCTTTAATCATTCTTTCAACATCAGCATGAGATAAAGGCTGCCGACTGGCAATATAACTTTCTAGTATAGATTGCCTGTCAATGGTGAATAGTGATAAAATTTTATTAAGCATTTTTTTCTCCGTAGACCTCTTAATGAGCATCTATATGGAGTATATAGTAATTTATGTTGCAATGCAATATGGTTTTATCACCATTGCCTAGACTTTATCACCTGATGAAATCAATCATTAGCATCTTCGTATCTCATTTTGGCAAGAATATAATCCTTCACTAAACTTGACCGAACAATGTCATCAGCGGTAAATTCAATTTTAGTGAAAGCTGCCATGTGCATGGCAATATCAAAGAATTTAAGAATGCCTGACATATCGTTTTTCTTTTTGTTCAGGTCGGTTTGCCTGTAATCACCACACCAAACAATTTTTGACATATGCCCAACACGGGTCATAACAGTATCCAATTCTTCAAATGTCATGTTTTGCATTTCATCTACAATAATAATGGCATCATCAAAGGACATACCACGAATGAATGATGTAGATATAAACTCAATGTGGCCTTGTTCCTCTAGTCTATCCCATGCATCCTTGCGACCAAATAGTGTTTCACATATCTGGCGATACGGTTGCTGATAAATGTCCATTTTTTCATTTACATCACCGGGTAAATGACCAATCTCACGGCTTTGCACCGCTGACCTTACTACAATAATTTTGGTAAATGGGTTTGATTTGTCTAAAACTTCTTCAAGTGCTTTATATAAGGCACAAAATGTTTTACCTGTGCCTGCAACACCATGTAGTGCTACAAAATAATCTTGGCGTTTGTATGCTTCAAAAAATAATCTTTGGTTTTCTGTGAGTGGTTGGAAGGTTTTGAGGTCATCAATTCGTATGCGTAATTGATTGGATTTGTTAACTGGTTTCAGTTCTGTTACATTGTCGATTAGAGCTTTGTTGCGAGCCATTTATTTTTCCTAATACATGAGATTTGTGAATTTTACAGGTCACCCATGAGTTATAGTATTGTTCACTTAATAGAGCATGGCGATAGAATATCTCAAATGTTTCCCAATACGAACACTCTGACCTAGATTTGCATAAATGTAGAATTTCTCTTGTGTATGCATCCTCCCCATTTTGTTTGACTTCTTCTTTTAATACTTCGTTGGAACCCCAATAGGTTAACCAATCACTTGATACTCTGCTCTTTTTCTTTTTGCCTTTTACTTGCCTCGTTTTAGATTTAGTAAAAAATTTCTTACCGATATACTTTCGGCCTGTTGAAATGTGTGTGATAAGATACACAAAACCGTAATGGTCTTGTATATCTTCTTCTTTGAATTGTTCTGCTGTATTATAATGAAACCACATCAATAATCATCATCCTGTTCCAGTTCATCTTCCATTATATATGTGGAACAGAACGGACAGTATTGAGGATTATCTTCTACTACTCTTTCATCATATTCAATCTTAAACTTTGAATCACACTCAGAACATTGGTGCTTTAACACGGTCATTAATTACACCATGATTGTTTTGCATCGCCATAATACTCACGAGCTAAACCATTTTGAATTAAACCTGCACGAACACTTTGACCATTAACAATGATATCACCTAATACACGACCACCAAATTTATCCCATGCATACAATGTTACTTGTATTTTTCCGCCTTGTGAAATAAGTTGTGATGTGTATTTACTGGCTAATTGAGCTCTTTGGTCTTCCTGTGGGCATTGTGCTCTATGACCTTTCTCAGGAGTATCAACACCAAAAATACGAACCGCTAATTCTGGTTTCAATGGTGCAGGCAAAAATGGTGCTGAGATAACAATTGTATCACCATCACTTACACGGACAATCTGTGCATCGTATGTAACTCCCTTTGGAGTTTTTTGTGCAAATGCTAACAACGGCATTGCTAATAATACAAGTAATAATTTTTTCATTTTATTTCCTATTAATTTTTGCTAATTTCAAATAACTTAGTGTTTTAATCCAAAACCAACCCATGTCAAATTCAAACCATTTCTCGGATAGTTTTGCACTTGCTGGTTTATTATGATGGTTGTTATGTAGTTCTTCACCACCAATAATTAAACCAATTGGT